GCCGCGCCCCGGTAAATCCACCATTTCACATAGGGCGCGCGCATATCAGACCTCGAAGGTGACGGGAACGGCGATTTTCAGCGCGCGAGCGTTGAGACCGCTGCGCGCGGCGGCTTCTGTCTCGTACCAGTCCGACGATCCGTTCGCGAACACGTTCAGGTAGATCGTGCGCGTCTCGGGCGCCATGAACAGGTCGTCATCGCATTCGGGCGGGCTGCACGCGTACAGGCGCCCCTCTTTCGAGTGCGTCAGCCAGCCTTCGCCCTCGATGTGGGCGACACAGGGGTAATCGGTGAGGACGTCAGCGACAAACGCGAACGCATTCACGGCGCGCCCGTCTCGCGTCACCAACTTTGCGCCGGCTTTGGCGCGTTCCAGGTCAAACGGTTTCATTAGTATCCTCTCTTTCGGGTTGTGCTTGCCTGAAATACTACCCGAACGAGAGCATATGTCAACAGGAGATTTTATGAAGCGCGTGCAATGCAAAGCGTTCGCGCGCTCCACTGGCGCGCAGTGCCAAGCGAAGGCGGTTCCGGGTAAGGAAGTCTGTCGCGTGCATGGCGGGGCGTCTGAAGGGGCGCCCAAAGAGAACCAGAACGCGAAGAAACACGGCATCTACGGGAAGCACCTGACCGAAGAGGAAAAGGCGGATTTCGACGACGTGAGCGCGCGCATCGGCACGCTCGACGCGGAAATCACGCTGCTGCGCTTCCGCATGCGCCGTGCGCTCGACGCTGAAGCTGCCGCGGCGGCAAACGACCCGGATGCGCTCGAAGTCGTGCAGCGCCACGATCGCGAGGCGTCGGAGTTCGGCCCAGGTGACGAAACGGTGCGCAAGCGCGTCGACTACGGCGAGCACGTCGAGCGGATCGCGCGGCGCGTCGAATCGCTGGAAAAGACGCGGGCCGAACTGCTGCGCATCGAGCGCGAGGCGGGCGGCGGCGTTGCCGACGACGGCATGACGGCAACCGACACGTTCATCTCGCCCGACGAGCCGATCCCCGACAAGCCGATTCTCTGATATGGCGAAACGACCAACAGGGCCGACGAGCGTTTTCGAGTCGATCCAGCTAACGCCGAAGCAAGCCAATATCTACGCCTGGGGATGGCAACCGAAAGCCCGATTCCGCGACGCGGTGTGCGGTCGACGCTTCGGCAAGACGTTTCTCGGTGCGAAAGAGATGCGACGCGCCGCGCAACTGGCGGCACGCTGGAAGGTTTCGCCGGATGACGAAATCTGGTACGCCGCGCCGACGTTCAAGCAAGCCAAACGCGTATTCTGGCGGCGCCTGAAGCGAGCTATCCCGCGCTCATGGATCGACGGCAAGCCGAACGAGTCGGAGTGTTTCATCCTGCTCCGCACCGGTCACATCATCCGAATTGTCGGACTGAACGAATACGACAACCTGCGCGGCTCCGGTCTTTTCTTCGCGCTCGTCGACGAATGGGCGGATTGCCCCTATGAGGCGTGGAAGGAAGTTCTTCGCCCGATGCTCTCGACGTGCAAATACGAAATCGACGGCATCAAGTACGTCGGCGGGCATTGCCTGCGCATCGGCACGCCGAAGGGCTTCAATCATTGCTACGACTCGTATGTTGCCGGGCAGGACGGCGGCGAGCCGGATCATAAGTCATGGCTCTATACCTCGGTTCAAGGCGGAAACGTGCCGCCCGAAGAGGTTGACGCCGCGCGCCGCACGCTCGACCCGCGCACCTTCCGCCAAGAGTACGAAGGCTCGTTCGAGAACTACAGCGGCCGCGTCTATTACGACTTCCACCGGAAAGAATCGGTCAAGCCGTGCGCATACAACCCGGCGCTTCCGCTGCACATCGGCATGGACTTTAACGTCAACCCAATGTCGGCGGCTGTGCATCAGGAGCAAGCGAACGGCGAAATCTGGTGCATCGCCGAGCACGTCATTCCGACGTCGAATACCGATGAAATGGCGGGCGTGCTGCGCGACGCATACGGCCTGCCGTCATTCGAGCCGGGCGTTCTGAAGCTCGATCACATCACGATCTACCCCGACCCGGCCGGCGCGCAACGAAAGACGAGCGCGCAAGGCAAAACCGACATATCGATTCTTCGCTCGTATGGCTTCAAGGTCATAGCGATGGACGCGCACCCGCTCGTTCGGGACCGCATCAATTACGTCAACGGGCGCATCAAATCAGCGGACGGCACGCGTCATTACTTCGTCGACCCGTCGTGCAAAGAGACTGTCAAGTGTCTCGAACAGTTGATCTACAAGGAAGGCACGAACGACCCGGATAAGGAACTTGGTTTCGATCACGTTCCCGATGCCATCGGTTACTACCTGTTCACGAAGTTCGTCCATATCCCTGCGAAACGCGTTCAATCCGATCACCTTCACCGATAGGCGGCGCATGAAACTCAAAAGCTATTCGACGCTGATTCACATCGACCATTACGGCCCGAAGCACGAGGCGACGCTGATCGAATCCGTGTTCGTGCAATCCAGCGTCGATACGGTTTCCGCTGTTCTCACGCGCGTTCCCGATGGATGGATCGGCTCGACGCATCTCAACCCCTACAGGATTCACTGATGTGGCAAACGCTCCGGGCGCAACACCCGAAAGACCCTGATTTGCCCGATCGGGCGCACACAGTCGGCTGTTTGACGGCTGTTCTCGACGGCACGCAATACGATCCGCTCCCCTACTCGTTTCACACCGAGAAGAATCAGGCTGAAGAGTACATTCCGCTGCGCGCCCGTCGCCCGTCCGTGCGTTACGCGCTCTGCTCGTCGGTCGTCGATGACTCGGTCGGCCTGCTGTTCTCTGAGGAACACTTTCCGACCGTCGCGAGCGAGAACCCCGACGCGGCCAAACGGCTCGAAGCCATCGCGAAAGACTGCCACATAAACGAACTGATGATCGACGCCGCAACGCGCGGCTCGGTCGGCTCGGTTGCTGTGCTCATGCGCGTGCTGAAAAATCGGCTGTTCTTTTCGGCGCTGAACACGCAATTTCTCACGCCAGTGTGGCAAGCCGACGCGCCCGACACGCTCGCAAAGGTCGTCGAGCAGTACAAGACGAAGGGCCGAACGCTGAAGGATCAGGGTTACACGATCGACGACGACGATTTGGCGGTCGATTTCTGGTTCATGCGCCATTGGGACGCCGGCGCCGAAACATGGTTCATGCCGTGGAAGGTGAAGGGCGACCAACCCGCCGCACCGAGCGTCGACGGCAGTCGCACCGTGCAGCACTCGCTCGGCTTCGTGCCGGTCGTGTGGATGCGAAACCTCCCAGGCGGCGACGAAATCGACGGCAAATGCACGTTCGCGAAGGCGATCGACACGAACATCGAAATCGATTACCTGCTCTCGCAAGGCGGGCGCGCGCTGAAGTATCAGAGCGACCCGACGCTGATGATCAAAGAGCCGGCAACCGGCGACGGCGGCTCGCTCGTCAAGGGCGCCGGCAATGCGATCACGGTCGGGCCGGACGGTGACGCGAAGTTGCTCGAAATGAGCGGCGACGGCACGAACGCGCTGCTCGAATACGTGCGCCTCGCTCGTCAGGTCGCGCTCGAATCGATTCACGGCAACAAGGCCGACGCGGACAAGATCGCCGCGGCGCAGTCAGGGCGCGCTATGGAACTGATGAACCAAGCGCTTATCTGGCTCGCCGACAAGCTGCGCATTTCCTACGGCGAAAAGGGCTTGCTGCAACTCTATCGCATGATCGCGAAGGCGTCGCAGAAAGCATCGCTCGTCGACTCGAACGGCGTGCGCATCGAGGCAATCGCGACCGACAAGCCGCTCTCGCTCAAATGGCCGGCATGGTACGCGCCGACCTGGACGGACAAACTCAACGAGTCGAACACGCTGACCGCGCTCACGCAAGGCGGCTTGCTCTCGAAAGAAACCGCAACGACCTCACTCGCCGATCAATACGACGTCGAGGACGTGCCCGCCGAACTCGCGCGCATCAAAACCGAATCCGCAGAAGCGGACGCGGCGGAAGTTGCGAAAGCGACGGCAATCAAACCAGTACCCGACAACACCGGGGATTGATCGCGCAGATGCGCAAAACCAAACGGCCCGCTCGATGCGGGCTTTTTTCATTTCATAGGGCGGGCTGATGCCCGAATCTGACACATGCGTATCTCGAAACTTCTGTCTTTCATGCTCGGCTTCTCGGGCGCTTTCCAGTTGCGCAACACGGACGCGGACGCGGGCGGCAACGCACCGCCGCCGCCCGCGACGACCGAACGGACCTCTTTCACGCGCGAATACGTGACCGATCTGCGTGAGGAAGCGAAATCCTGGCGCCTGAAGGTGCAGGACCGCGACACCGAACTCACGACGCTCAAAGCGAAGGTCGCGGAACTCGAAACGGGCGGCAAAGACGCGCTCACGAAGGCCGAACAAGCCGCGAACGATCGCGTGCTGCGCGCTGAACTGAAGGCGATCGCCGCCAAGCACGGCGCTGTTGACGTTGCCGACGCGCTGAAGGTGCTCGACATCTCCGGCGTCAAGCTCGACGAGAACGGCGACCTTGTAGGCGCCGACGCACTGTTCGAAGCCGCGAAGAAAGCGAAGCCGTACCTGTTCGGCACGACCAGTACGTCGAGCACAGAGAAGCCGCCGAAGCCGGGCGACACGAAGCCGGTCGACGTTCGCACCGCAGACGCGAAGGATTACGAGGCACAAAAAGCGGCGTACCTGAAGGCGTCGCGCTAAACCCGCCCGAAACCGAGCAGTAACCCAACCTAAACCGAAGCCCGCCATTGCGCGGGCTTTTTGCTTTTAAGGACGCATCACAATGCCGATCAGCAATTTCCCCGCCGCTCTCCAACCGGCAATTCAGCAAGGTTTCCTCGCCCGCGAATTCCAAAGCGGCCTGGAATCGCAAATCACCTATCGCGCTGTCGCCGATCGTGAACTGTTCGCGAACGCGGTCGGTGAAACGATCACCAAGACCCGCCGCGGCCTGAAGGCGCCGGTTACGACCCCGCTGTCGCCGGCCGGTAACACCAACCTCGACAACGGCCTCACGCCGAGCGGTTGGACGATCGAGCAGTACACGCTCGGCATCGATATGTACGGCGACACGATGGATTTGAACATGGTGACGACTCGCGTCGGCATCGCGTCGCAATTCCTTCAGAACGCGCATGTGAACGGCGTTCAAGCCCTGCAATCGCTCGACCGCCTGGCACGTAACAAGCTGTTCGGCGCATACCTGTCGGGCAACACGCGCGTTCGCACGACGCTCGGCGCGCCGGCCGCAACGGTCGCTGTCGATGACGTGCGCGGCTTCCAGTACGCGCCGGTCAACGGCGTGATGGTTCCGGTTTCCGGCTCGAACACGCTGGCAGTCGTTTTCGCAAACGGCAACTCCTACACGCTGACCGGCGTCGCTGTCGACGGCTCGAACGTGTCGACCGCACCGCAAGGCGTATCGGGCACGCTGACGTTCTCGGGCAACGTGACCGTCGCCGACGCAACGGCCGGCAACTCGGTCATCGCTTCGAACGCGGCATCGGTTCTGCGTCCGAGCGGTCGCCTGTCGACCTCGGCTGTGCTCTCGACCGACCTGCTGACGATGCAAGACCTGCTGGCCGGCGTGACCGTGCTGCGCAACAACCGCGTGCCGACCATCGGCGGGCTGTACAACTTCTACGCTGACAACACGCAATTGAAGGGTCTGTTCAAAGACCCGGATTTCAAGCTGCTGTATCAAGGTCAGTACGGCTCGCAAGAGTACAAGTCGGGTCAGGTCATGGAACTCATGGGCCTGCGCATCATCCCGACCGTGGAATCGCCGCAACAGACGATCGGCTCTGTCGCTGTTCACCGCGGCATCATGTGCGGTCAGGGCGCGCTGATCGAAGGCGATTACGAGGCGATCACGAACAGCGAAATCGGCGGCGACAATGCGCTGATCGAGATGATCGACGGTATCGCGATGGTTACGCGTGAACCGCTCGACCGTTTGCAGCAAATCATCGCTCAATCGTGGTACTGGATCGGCGGTTTCGCGGTTCCGACCGACATCACGGCGAACCAAAACATCATCCCGACCGCAACGGCAAGCGCATACAAGCGCGCTGTCATCATCGAATCGGCGTAATCGGTATAGGGCGCGCGCTCAAAAGGTGTGCGCCCTTTCTTTCGAGGCAATCATGAGTGACGCAAATGCGCCTGACGGCGCGCAGGCGGCTCTCGTGACCTCGGATGCTCCAACCGATGCTCCGAAGGTCACGAAGCCCGCCAAGGCGGCAAAGAATGCGCCCGCGCTACCGGATTCGGTGACGCTCGCGGCGCCGCATCAATTCTACGACGAAGCCGGCGACCTTCAAGCCTGGTGGACGAACGACGTCGTGACGGCTAAGGCCGAAATAAAACTGCTGATCGAGCGCGGCGCGCGCCTGCTCGGCATCAACGGGGAACAAGGCTAATGCTTACCGACGCACAACGGGTCGATGTTCGGCGCTTCTGCGGCTTTCCGCTCTACGGCGGGCAACCCGTTCAGGCGTTCGGGCATCGCTTCTATCAGCATTACGGCACGCTCGAATTTCGCATGTCGAACATGCAAGACGCGGAAGAGGCGGTAGTGACGAACTACCTCACTCAACTCACCGCGCTCGAAACGGCAATCTACGGCACGAGTGACAACCTCGACACCGACGTTGCCGCGGTGTGGACGCACAACAAGAACGAGCAGCGCGACCGCGAAGCGCTGTTCGACGGAACACGCCGGCGCCTTTGCGCATTCTTCGGCATTCCGCCCGGCCCCGGCTTCGGCATCTCGGGCGGCGGCGGGTCAATCTCGCTGGTGGTCTGATGAACGGCGCCAAAGCACAAACGCAGGTCTACAAGGGCTATGCGCAAGTAGCGAAGCGCCTCGGCAGTGCGTTCTCTCTCTACCGGCCGACGTCGGCGGATATGAGCGCCGCCGCGCTGCTCGCAACCGGATTCCTCGCGAGTCTCAACGCCGAAGATATGACATATCGGCGCCCGAACAAGTACGGGAAACCGACCTGGTACGCCGTGATGGACGGGCGACAAACTCAGGTCGGCGATTACCTCGTCGGCGAGACCGGGACATTCTTCGTCGGCGCGCAGCAACCGCTTCTCCCGATTCTTGTCATCGAGTGCAATCGCACCGTCAACATCACGCGCCCGCAGGTTCAAACCGAATTCGGCGCCGTCTCGAACTACGAAGGCACGACCGCCGCGAACGAAACGCCGCTTATGACCGGCTGGCCGGCGAGCGTGCTGCAAGGCACGAAGGGCGAGAAAGGCGGCGTTGCGCTACCCGGTGACGTGCGCGACGCATGGTGGGCGGTGCTGATGCCTGCCGCGCCCGGCGTCATTCTCCGCTCCGGCGACCTGATTTCCGATGAACTCGGGCGCCGCTACATCGTGTCAAGCGCGGAACTCACGGACCTCGGCTGGCGCATCACCGCGCAACAGGGGCAAACATGAGCGACGTCACCGATGTTCAAAATGTGCTCGTCGGCATGATCGCCGGCTGGCTCTACCCGAACGGCACAAACCAACCCTCGGCGGTTGGCTTCAACGTGCGCGTCGGCGCCGGCTGGCCTACGCAATCGAGTCTCGACGCCGATCTCGCGGCCGGTATCGCCCAGGTGTCGATCTATGCGACGGCGAGCGAACGCAAAACGACGCGCTACATGCCCCGATGGGAACCGCTCGCAACCTTCGCCCCGACTATCACGCTTGCGAAAGCCGGGCGCGTCGTCACGGTCGGCGGCGCAATGCCGATTCCGTTCTCGACGCAAAACCTCGCGGTATTCGTCGGCAACTCGCCGTATAGCTACTCGGCGCAACCGAACGACACGCTGACGAGCATCGCCGCCGCGCTCGCCGCGGTCATCGCGCAGGACTACCCCGGCACGACAAGCTCGGGCGCAAATATCACGCTGCCCGCGAACGCCGCCATCGGTGCGCTGCGAACGGGCGGCACAGGAACCGCGATCAAGGTCATCAAAAATCAGGACCGCGTTTTCCAAATCACGGCTTGGTGTAGCACGCCCGCACAACGCGCCGCGCTCGCCAACGTGATCGATCCGAATCTCGCCGACCTCGTGTTTCTCGCGATGCCTGATGGCTTCAACGCGCGAATCATCTACATGGATAGCCCGCAGCAGGACATCGGCGAGAAAGCGCGGCTGTTTCGTCGAGACTTTCGCTATCACGTCGATTTCGCGACGACGAAGGTCATCGGCGCACCGCAAGTCATTGTCGGCGACCTGAACATCATCACGGATGCCGGCGCCGTTCTCAAACCCGTCTAGGAACCCTATGGCAAAGCAAGACGACGCGGCGAGCTTCGATTACGAACTCGTCGTGCTGCATCAATTCGGCTTCACCGAGCGCGGCACGCGTATCAGTGACGCGGCCGACATTCAGAAGGTCATCGACGAAGGTCACGCCGACAAATGCGTGCGAGTCGCGAAGGAGGCTAAATAATGCCGATTTATCAAGCGAATAGTTTGAACGTTTCGGCGCTCTCCGCTCCCGGCGTTTATCTGCAAATCCAGACGCCGCCGCTGATCATCAACGGCGTTCCGTCGAACGTGCTCGGCGCGGTCGGTATTGGCTCCTGGGGTCCGGTGAATGCTCCGGTGCTCGTCGGCTCGCCGAATGACGTCGCGCAATGGCTCGGGCCGAAGCAAGTTCGGAAATACGACCTCGCAACCGCGATGGACGTGTTTTTCCTGCAAGGCGCGACCGCGATTCAATACGTGCGCGTCACGGACGGCACCGACGTCGCGGCAACCGGCAAGCTGATGGACACGGCCGGCACGCCCGCGATCGGCGCCAACCTGACGGCGATCTACACCGGCACGCGCGGCAACTCGATTGTCGCCTCGATGGCGGCTGGCACGAAGGCGAGCACGTTCAAAGTGACGATCGCGCTGCCCGGCGTTCAAGCTGAAGTGTTCGACAACATCGCCGGATCGGGCGCGGCGCTGTGGACGGCTGTCGTCAACGCGATCAACAACGGTCAATCGAACACGCGCGGCCCGTCGCAATTGGTCGTCGCAACGGCTGGCCCGTCGACCGCCGCGCCGAACATCACCGTGCCGAACGCATTCACGACCGGCACGGACGGCACGACGACGCTCACCGACGCACTGCTCGTCGGCACCGATGGCAACGCCGGCACGCGCAAGGGCATGTACTGCCTTCGCGGCACTGGCGCGCAAGTCGGTTGCCTGGTCGATCACTCGGACCTCTCTGCCGCGTCGACGGTGCTCTCGTTCGCTCTGTCCGAAGGCATCTATTTCGGCTTGCAAGGCGCACCGAGCGCGAACTACACGACCGTTTCGACCGCGCTCAATACGGCCGGCGCTGATGGCTACGGCCTGAAAGTGTTCGTTGGCGATTGGGTGACGTATTTCGACGGCACGAACAACCAGAACCGTTTGCTCGGACCTGCAACGTTTTGGGCTGGCAAGCAAGCGGCGCTCTCGCCGGAACAGTCGAGCCTGAATAAGCCGCTGTTCGGTATCGTCGGCACGCAGCGCACCGCGCAAAACCTGCCCTATACCGGCGCGGAAATCGGCGCGATCAATCAGGCGCGTCTCGACGTCATCGGCAACCCGTCGCCGGGTGGCAACTACTACGCGACGCAGACGGGCGGCAACGCTTCGAGCGCAGCGGGTCAGGATGGCGACAACTACACCCGCATGACGAATTACCTGTCGCTTACCCTGGCGGCGGCATTCGGCACGGTGATCGGCAAGAACCAGACGGTCGACCTTCGCAACGATGTGAAATCGGCGATGCAAGCGTTCCTGTCGAACCTTTGGCGTCTGCAAATGATCGGCGACGTCAACAACCCGACGCAAGCGCCGTTCACGGTGCAAATCGACAAGGCGAACAACCCCGACAGCGCAGTTGCGGCCGGATACATGCAAGCCGACGTCAAGGTGAAATATCTGTCGGTCGTGCTGTACTTCATCATCAATTTGCAAGGCGGTCAGACGGTTCAAATCCAGTCGAGCGTTCAGTAAAACCCCGGCCCGCCTCGCGCGGGCTTTTTCATGAGGCTAAAACATGCCGCTCAACGGCTTTACGATCGGTCGCGACCTGTCGGTCAACATTCAGACGCCGAACGGCGCCCTGCCGCTCTCCCTGATCACGAAATTCACCGCCAAGCCCGACATCACCGACGTCAAGGTGAAGGGTCTCGACGGTCGCACGCGTCACCTTCGGTTCCCGGATGGCTGGTCCGGCTCGTTCGAAGTCGAACGGCAAGACTCGACGCTCGACGACTATTTCGCAAGCGAGGAAGCGAACTATTACGCCGGCCTCGACCTCGCGCCGTCGACCATCACCGAAACGATCACCGAAGCAGGGGGCGCCGTCTCGCAATTCCAGTTCGTCGGCGTGATTTTCAAACTCGAAGATGCGGGCGATTGGGCGGGCGATGCGACCGTGAAGCAAAAACTCTCGTTCGTCGCCGAACAACGCATCAAGCTCTAAACCATAAGGATTCGAAATGACGACTGTGAACGTCCGCAAGAAAACAGCAGCACCGGCAAGCACGCCGTCGAGCGAACTCGTAAAGAAAGCCGCTGAAGTGGTAACGATCGAAACGCCCAACGGTCTGACGGTGACGCTGAAGAAGCCGGGCGTTCTGTCGCAATTTCGACTCGTGAAAATCCTCGGCGAAGCCGCGCGCAATCAGGTTTATGTGTCGATGGTGATCCCGATCACCTTCGTCGCATCAATCAACGGCGTCGCGGTCAATTACCCGAATACCGAACGCGAAATCGAGGCGACGATTCAACGCCTCGACGAGGAAGGCGTGACCGCGGTGATGAATGCGGTTATGGAAAACTTCGGCGGCGAATCGCCCGAAGCGCAAAAGGAAGAAGTAAAAAACTAGCGCGCTCTGTGGCGGTTCGCGAATCGCTTTGGCTAGTGCGGAATAACATGCCGTTCGATGTTGCGTTTTCACTCGACGACGCAACTCGGGCGGCATTCTGCATTGTGTTCTCGGAATTCGAGGGTAATGAATTCGATTATGGTCGAATGGAATTCAAGGAGCGCAAATAATGCTGGAATTCGCAAGCCTTGGCGCCTTCCAAAATCACGTCACGCAGACGATGATCCCCGCGGTTCATTCTCACTTGGGACGCGGGCTTGAAGCCGCCGCAGAGCTAATTCAGAACACCGCGCGCGCGAAGCTCGGTCACTATCAATCGAGCGTTGAGCACTTCCCGGCCTGGCCGGAACTCGCCGACTACACGAAGGCGGATCGCGTCGCCAAGGGTTTCACGGAAAACGACCCGCTTTTGCGCACTGGCGCGCTGCGCGACTCGATCAGTCACGCGGTGAGAGGGTTTGAGGCGGTGATCGGCTCGACTTCAGACGTTGCTGTCGCGCAGGAATTGGGAACTGAAAGAATCCCGCCGCGCCCTTTCCTCGGGCCGGCGGTTGTGCAGAACGAGGAAGCCTTGCGCGCGCTATGGCATGACGTGCTGCTGCGCGGCTTCCTAGGGCGCGGCGTCAATTCGACGGCGCAAATGAACGGCACGCGCCTAAGAGATGGCGACTAAACCGCCGCGGCGACCATCACGACGACGCAGAACAGGAATGTGATGCTGATAGCCGCCGCGATCGTCAGCACGATCACCTTAAGCGACCGCATCCACAAGCTAAAGAACTTGTCGAATCCTGTTTCGCGCTCGACGGCCATGAACCGGGCGCGGGGTTGCGGGTACTGAACGGCGCTGAAATTTGACGCCGCCCAATCGTGGAGTCTAAAGCCTAGCCGACTTCTCATTGCCAACTCCCAAGGGGGCTAAAATTTTTGAAGCATTCAAGATCGGGGTTCGTGTATCCCTGATAAATGGAGTATCGCACGGCCTTTTGCAAATGGCAAACCAGTTCGGGCACGCGGAACACGCGGCCGAACGTTTGCGGCGATCCATTCAGCGAATGAGCGGCGCCACACGCTTAATGTTCGGCGGCGCACTAACGACCGGCTTAGGCGTTGGCCTTGCGATGGCGTTTAAAGGTCCGCTCCAAGAGGCGAATAAGTTCGTCAAGCTGCAAAACGACATTCTTAGCAACGGCGCAAAGCTGTCGCAAATGAAGGACATCACGGATTGGGCGAATAACGACAAGTCGATTCGCAATCTATCGGTGAACGAGAAAATGGGCGTTGCCGTCGAGGCGTTTGCCCTGACGCGCGATGCGGGGCGCGAAGATGCGCACCATACGCTGCGCCTCGCGCCGATCCTGGCGAAGTTGGAGGCGATCGACAAGGCGAGCGGAAAGCATACGTCGGACGCCGAGCGACAAAGTTTCGTCAAGGCGCTCGAACTGAGCGGCGGGTTCAATAACGGCGTGGACACCGAAGCGCGCGCCGACCTGCTCTATAAACTGATGGCGTCGGGTAACGGCACGCTGAAGGCAGGAACCCTGCGCGCGATCTTTGCCGGCGACCCGGCCGACTTGCAGAAGGTGTCGAACGGCTTTCTCGCGCGCGCCGAGCCGATTATGCAGCAGATGGGGCCGGGCTTCGCAATCGCGATGCGCACGCTCCAAAACCGCATGCTCGCGCACGTCGGGTTCAATGGTCCGACAGGCGGCTATCAGCTTGAAAAGCTGAAGAAATGGGGCGTCATGGATAAGGACGGCCATGTTATCGACTCGCCGACGCTTATAAAAGACACTGACAAGTGGGTTCAGACGCACATGCCGGAGTTCTACAAGGCGGCGGGTGCGAACGATGACGCTAGCCGGCGAATGGTCGACCAAATCATCGGCAGTTCGACGGGTGCGAAACTGATCGGCAATTTCCAGCGCGAAAGCTCGCTCATGGAAGCATCCGAAAAGGCGGTCGGGCGGCAAAGCGGCATCGACGAATCGCTCAAAAAGAAGGGTTCGCCGCTCGATCAGCAGATGACGGTTCTCACCGCGAAATGGCACGACCTGATGCTGCGCATCGGGATCGCTGTGCTCCCGATGGCGATCAGGGGATTGAGCAAACTAGCCGACATCATGGAATCGGTTGCGAACTTCGCGAAGGAACACCCCAACCTCGTGAAAGTTTTTGCTGTTGCGACCGCGCTGTTTGGGGCATTCCTCGTGATCGGCGGCGCACTCTCTCTCACGATTGGCATTATCGGAACGCTCGTCGGCGCAATCGGCGTCGTCGGCGGTGTCGGCTTGTTTGGCGCGCTCACCGGCCTTGCGATTCCAATTGGCATCGCGGTTCTCGCGCTCGGCACGCTCGCGGCGGCTGCGTATGCGTTCAGCCCGCTCACGCAAAAGGAAATCGACGCGGCAAAGACAGGCGGCGGCGTAAAGCTGTCGGCTGGCGCGCAAGCGCGCGTCGATGCTGGTGAGGCTGGTAGTCCAAACGTTAAGACTGGCGCGCAGGCCGGTTCGGGCGGGAAAGGCGGCGACGTCTATCTCGACGGCAAGAAAGTCGGCTGGATCGTGGACAAGCATCTCGGCAAGCAAACCGCGAGCGCCGGCAACTCGAACACGTTCGATCCTTCGATGGGTCAAGTACCCGCAGGGATGGCTTACTGATGGCGACCATTCTCACCCTGGGCGATGTGACGTTCTCGGAGTATGAAATCCCCGAGCACATCGCCGTTCGCACCGCACACCGCGCCGTTATTCACCGATTCGTCGGCGGCGCCCGGCAGATTGATATGCTCGGCGCCGATCACGCGCCGATCGATTGGTCGGGCTGGTTCGTCGGCTCGACCGCGCTCGACCGCGCGCTTACGCTGAAGTCGATGCACGACGACGGCTTGCCGCTCACGCTGTCGTGGAGCGAGTTCCTTTACAAAGTCGTAATCACCGAGTTCGAAGCGGATTTTCAGCGGTCGTATCAAATCCCGTACCGCATCTCATGCACGGTGGTTCAGGACTATCTGAACGATGACGGCGGCGGCGCCGTTCCGAGCGTCGACGATCTGATCAACACCGACTTGTCGAGCGCGACGTCGCTCTCGTCGAGTTTCCCGTCTCTCGCCGCGCCGATGGCATCGCTCAATTCGGCGATCGGCGCGGTTTCATCGTTCGCGACGGCGGCGAAAAGCACGATCAATGGTGTTCTGCAACCGCTCAACGCGGTTCGTTCCCAGGTGCAAGTTCTGATTTCGTCGACGGAAAACACGCTTATGAGCGTGACGACGCTCGGCGGCATCCTTCCGAGCAACCCGCTCTCGCGGCAAGTCGCGAGCATCAGCACGCAGATAAACGCCATGCAGAATCAAGCCGCGCTTGTGCAACTGAACAGCACGCTCGGGCGCATGGGTTCGAACCTCGGGCAAATCAACAGCGGCGTCAAGACGGTTCAAGTCGGCGGCGGCAATCTCTACGATCTGGCGTCGAAGTTCTACGGCAAGGTGAGCGGGTGGACGGCGTTGCAGAAGGCGAACCCGCAACTCGGCAACGACACGAACATCAGCGGCAATCAGACCATCACAATCCCGCCCTATACCGGCGACTCAGGAGGCGTGCTAGATGCCTAACACCGCGCAGGCGGTACGCGGCGCGGTGAAGTTGAGCGGCAAGGATCAGACGTTGACGCCGATCGTCGGTTGGATCGCGTTCGACGTCGACAACAACAATTTCGCGAGCGCCGACAATTTCAGCGTGACGTTCGCCGCCAACAAACTCCCGCCCGATCGCAATTTGCTCTGGCTCTCGGATCAAACCGAGATTTACGTCGAGATTTTCGCGGGCGTGCCGGTCGATCCGTCTCATTGGACGGCCGAAGAATTGACCTCGCTGATTTACGGTCAGGTTGACACGCTCGAATATGACCCGGTTGCCGGCACGGTGCACGTCGCCGGCCGCGACCTCACGCGCGTTTTCATCGATTCGAAAACAACCGAGAAGTGGCAAAACAAAACGTCATCGCAGATTGCGACGCTTCTCGCGCAGCGGCACGGCATGACGGCCGACGTCACCGCAACGACGACGCTCGCCGGCAAGTTCTACGAAATCGATCACGACAAGATGACCGCGGCGCGCACCGAATGGGATTTGCTTTGCGAGCTTGCGCGACACGAGCAGTTCGACGTTTGGGTGTCGGGGCATGTGCTGAACTTCAAGCCAAAGCCCGACGCATCGAGCGTCACGCCCTTTCGCGTCACCTGGGCGCCGCCTGACGGCGAAACCGGATACTCGGTGAGCAACGTCGAAGGGCTGAAGCTAGAGCGCGCGCTGACGGTCTCGAAAGGCATCGTCGTCGTCGTGCGCTCGTGGAATGACGCGGCGCAAAAGGTGTTCACCGCGACGTTTCCGCCGAACAAGCAGACGGCGATCAAGCCGGGTTCGTCAAAGATCGGCAGCGGATCGCAAACCTACTATTACAGCGTGCCGAATCTCACGCAAGAGAAGGTCTTGAAGTTCGCCGAAGCGAAATACGCGCAAATCATTCAGCACGAAATGAAATGCGAGTTCTCGATTCCAGCGGCCGGAAATGACGCGCTCACCGTGTCGAGCGTGATCCAGTTGACCGGCACCGGCACCAAGTGGGATCAAACCTATTTTCCCGACTCGCTGCGGCGCGCGCTCGATTTCGAGAGCGGTTACACGCTGACCGTGAGCGCAAAGAATCATTCACCCGACACGCAGGAGGCGAGCGCTTGAGCCGATTAGCTAATGCAATGAGCCAGCGCGCGGCGCTCGCGATGCTTGACCTGACGACGCCGCGCACCGGAACGATAACGTCATACGATCCGGCAAAACACGCGGTCAAAGTGCAGATTCAACCCGAAGGCGTCGAGGTAGCGGGCTGGATTCCGCTCGGCGCGGCCGGCGTCGGCAACGGCTTCGGCATCGTATGCGGCCCGAATATGGGCGATATGGTGCAAGTGACGTTCGATAGCGCATCACCGAACGCGCCGCGCATCACCGGGCGATTCTTCTCGAACGTGAACGTGCCGCCCAATGTGCCGAGCGGCGAGACCTACATCGTGCATCAGTCGGGTTCGTTCCTGAAGTTCCATAACGACGGATCGGTTGAGATGAATGCGGCGGCGGGCGCGACTTACGCCGCGACGTCGCACACGTTCACCGGCCCGGTCACGATGAACGATACTGCGCTCGTCAAGAAAACGATCACCGGGCAGGGCGGAATTGCGGTGTCGGGCGACAACGGCACCGGCAACGCGTCGACCGTGAACGGCAATTTCGCGACAACCGGCACGATCACCAACAACGGCAAGAGCATCGGAAGCACGCACACGCATAGCGGCGTGACGACGGGCGGCGGCACAACGGGGGCACCGGTATGACAGACGCGTTTCATTTTTGGGGAAATGACCTAAACGTTTCCGCATCAGGCGATCTTTTGCTCGCCGACAGCAGCGACACGACGCAGCAGCAGATTCTTCGCGCGCTGCTCACGAACCCCGCGCTATCTGACCGCGCCGGCAACCCGCTCGCAACCGCCGATTACTCGGATCACCCGACATTCGGCGCGGGCCTGCCGCGGCGCGTCGGCTCGACGCTCAATGTCGCGGAACTACGGGCCATCATTCGCGGCGTCGTCGTCTCGTTCCCCGGTGTCGCGCGCAACCCTTCGCCAGTGATCGACGTTCTGCCGTTTAACGACGGCGCGACGATCAATATCCAGTACGCGGACCTGATCACCGGCACGACTGAAACCCTCTCTTTCGACATCAATCAATGAGCGTCAACACCCAATCATTCACGCAAATCCTGACCGGGTTCGCGACGACTGTGCAGGGCGCCGCCTCGTCGCTCGTGAACTTCGTCATCGGCTCGGTGCTCCGCGCCATCGGCGAGGGTACGGCATGGGTCGCGCTCTGGCTTCAGGGCTTGATTCTGAACGCCATCGCATTGACGCGCGCGGCGACGTCGAACGGCGCGGACCTCGACACCTGGTTCTCGCAATACGGCTTCACGCGGCTCGCGCCGACAGCGGCAAGCGGCGCGGTCACGTTCTCGCGCTTCACGACGACGCAGCAAGCGCTCGTTCCGGTCGGCTCGATCGTTCAGACCGGCGACGGGACGCAGCAATATCAAGTCGTCGCCGACACGACGAACGGCGCATATAGCGCAACGCTCGGCGGCTTCGTCATCGCGGCCGGCTCGGCGTCGGTAACATGCGCGGTCGTCAGCATCACGCCCGGCTCTAACTCGGTGAGCCTGCCGGATTCGTCGGGCAACGTGAGCGCGAACACAATCACGGCGCTTTACCAGTCGATTCCATTCGTCGACACGGTGACGAACGCCCTGCCCTTCGCGAACGGCGTCGACGCTGAAACTGACGCTGCCGCGCGAACGCGCTTCGTCGGGTATCTGGCATCTCTCGCGCGAGCAACGAAAGCGGCGATCGGCGCGGCAATCACGGCACTCGGCGCCAACTTCACCTACACGATCGGCGAGAACCAGACGAAAGCCGGTGTCACGCAAATGGGCTATTTCTACGTGATCGTGGACGACGGAACCGGCGCGCCTAGTTCGCCCGTTCTCTCGGCGGTTTATAACGCGGTCGACGCGGTGCGCCCCTTCACATCGACGTTCGGCGTATTCGCCCCGACAGTCGTCAATGCGACCGTCGTGATGACGCTGCAAACGACCTCGATCGGCGTTGCTCACTCGACGACGTGCTCGCTCGTTCAGACGGCGTTGCTCTCGTATATCAACTCGCTCCCGCTCGGCGCGAAACTGCCTTACTTCAAACTCGGGCAAATCGCGATCGACGCATCGAGTGACGTTCTCAGTGTGCTCACGCTCACGATCAACGGCGGCACGTCCGACCTGACGGTGACGAATCAGCAAGTCGTAAAGTCGGCGTCAGTGAGTGTGTCATGACCGGCGATCAAACCGATTTTTTCAAGCGCATCAAAGCGCGCATGCCGAGCGGTTGGTTCGGCTCGACCTCGCCGATTCTCGACGCGCTGATCAAGGGCATCGCGTCGGCGTTTGTGGCGGTCTATGCGGCGTATCAGTACATGCTCGCGCAGACGCGGTTGCAAACCTCGACTGATGGTTGGCTCGACCTCTCGGCGGCGGATTACTTCGGCGAGAGCGGCTTACCCCGCCTCGCGAACGAGACCGATCCGGCGTACCGCACGCGCATCAAAATCAACATCATCCGAGAGCGCGGCACGCGCGCGGCGATCACGAAGATTTTGACGGACCTCACCGGGCGCGCGCCGACGATCGTCGAGCCGACCCGGCCGCAGGATACCGGCGCGTATGGCTTCGCGATGGGTTATGGCGTTGCGGGCGCTTACGGCTCCCTGCTGCACACCTATCAGGCGTTCGTGAAAGCGTACCGCCCTTCCGGCTCGGGCCTTCCGTACCTTCAGGGTTACGGCACATCGCCGGGCGGGTACGCAACGCCGTCGCGCGCCGCTTACGCAAACATCGGCGATATGACGACCGGCGTCACCGACGCGGCGATCTATGCCGCAATCGCTTCAGTGCTTCCCGCCGCAACCATCGCATGGGTTGCGATCAGTAGCTAATCCCCGCCGATATGCAGCACCAAGCCCGCCGCGCGCGGGCTTTTTCTATTGGAGATTCACTTTGGATCGTACGATTATTTATTCTGGGGCCGTGCCTCTCGAAACCGACCTTCTCGGCGCGCAGAAGAACGCGATGTTCGCGCTCGGTCAGTTCGCGCAAGACGTATTCGGCACGAGCACGGTATTCAACGGCCTCGCGTGCGTGCCGAACACGCCGGCAGCGATGAACGTCATCGTGCAACCGGGCGTTGTGTATGCGCAGGCGGCGCTCGACGCGACCGCTTACTCGTCGCTCGCGGCCGACTCGACCGTGACGCAGAAGCAGGGCATTCTCAAAGCCGCGCAGACGTTCGCAACACCCGCGCCGGTGACGAGCGGCCAATCGATCGTGTACCTGATTTCGGCGGCATTCCTCGAAGCTGATACCGGCGCGACCGTGCTGCCGTATTACAACGCGTCGAATCCCGCGCAGGCGTACAGCGGGCCGAACAACCTCGGCACGTCGCAGAACACGACCCGGCAAGACACGGTTCAATTGACGCTCACGACGGGCGTTCCGGCGACGACTGGCTCGCAACTGACGCCCGCAACGCCAGCCGGTCAGACGGCGCTCTACACGGTCACGGTTGCCTATGGCGCGACGACTGTTGTTGCGGCGAACATCGCCAAGGTGTCGGGGGCGCCGTTCCTAAATAGCTCGATTCTCGGCATGATCGGCAGCATGGGCGCCGCGTCCGCCGACATTTCGGCCGCGAGTACAACGCTAACCACGGCGCAGGTGGGCGCGCAGCTTTACTTCAATGGCACGGCAAATCAGGCGGTGACGCTGCCAAACCCGGCAAGCCTCCCGATCGGCGCCACGTACACATTAAGCCGATCGATTGCGACCTATACCCTCACCGTAACCGCGTTTGGCGGGGCGTCGATCATCGACACTCAAAGTGGGCTGGCTTCTAGCGTGATCCTTCAATCTGGCGAGTACGCGGCGCTGGTTTGGCAAGGGACATACTGGAATACGGTAGGAACTTTTACATCGCGACTGGCACTCACGGCCGCCTCCTTCCTCGCCGCATCCGGCTATCAAAAGCTGCCTAGCGGGCTGATTATCCAGTGGGGGCTGACGGCTGGCGTCTCTGCATCCAACTTCTTGACGACGACGTTTCCGATTGCGTTCCCGACATCTCTGTTTTCAGTTGTCGCGACTTTCGCGAACAGTTCAAACATCAACACGCCAAGCGGCGGTAATCCGTTTCAGATTGCCAACAACTCGCGAACGTCTTTCAACATTTATAACGGCGGCGCCAATGCGTCGTCGTATATGTGGATTGCCACTGGAAACTAAGCAATGGGCCAAAAACAAGCAGCATTCGACGCAAGCGGCGCAATCATCGCCTTCTACGACACGACGGATAGCCCGGCGCCGGCCGGCGCGAGCGTGATCAACATCACCGCCGAAGAATGGCAAATCTGCATCAGCAATCAGGGTTCGAAGTTCGTCGAGAACGGCGCGCTCGCCGATGTGCCGCCGCCGAGCGCCGCCGAACTGCTCGCCGCAGCGCAAGCCGCGAAGATCGGCGAACTGTCGGCCGCGTGCAAAGCCTCGATCTATGCGGGCTTCACGTCCGACGCGCTCGCGAGCGGCTACAGCTACCCGGCGAAAGACACCGATCAGCAAAACCTCGCCTCGTCGGTGATTGACTCGCTGTTGAGCAATGGCGCGGCCGGTTGGGTTACGCCGTTCTGGTGCGCCGATGCGTCGGGTTCATGGGCGTTCCGCATGCACAGCGCGGCGCAGATTCAGCAGGTCGGCAAAGACGCGAAGGCGGCGGTTCTTGCCGCGATGGCGAAGAATCAAGCGCTCGTCGGTCAAGTCGCCGCGGCCTCGACTGTTGCCGCAGTGAACGCGGTCGCCTGGGGATAAGGCGATGCTCTCGCGCTGGTTCTGGAATGTGCTGATCGCGCTCGATCAACTCGTGAATGCGTTCGCGCTCGGTGATCCCGACGAGACCGTGAGTTCGCGAGCGGCAAAAGCCATGCAAGAGGGTAAGCGATGGGGTTGCGTGCTCTGTCGCCTGCTCGACTTCATTCAAACGAATCATTGCCTTCGTTCTCTCGAACCTGACGAGGGAGCGCGCGCAGTCATACCCGACTAGCGCATCACCTACGAGCCGCCTCCGGGCGGCTTTTTCTTTGGATGATCGATGGATTTCAATATTCTCAACCCTTGGTTGATTCTTCTCGCGACCGGCTGCGGCGTCGTCATTTGGTGGATGTTCAGAACGCTGCACTCGCGCGTCGAAAAGGCAGAGGACGCGATTGAAGCGTTCAAGCTCGAATGCGCGAAAACCTACGTCACGTCAAACGCGCTCGAAAAGGCTCTCGACAATTTGAACGACACGATCAAGGCGGTATTTGCGAAGCTGGATCGGATCGACACAAAACTCGACGGCAAGGCGGATAAATGACGATCGCCATCACGCCCGCCCTGCTCGAAACCGCATGCCAGTCGATGACGGTCAACGCCGCGAAATACGCCGCGCCGCTCACCGCCGCATGCGAACGCTATTCGATCAACACGCCGCAACGCCTCGCCGCCTTCCTCGCGCAAATCGCGCACGAATCCGGGTCGCTTGGTGCGACGTCCGAATCGTTCAATTACGCGATCCCCGCGCTGATGGCGACGTTCCCGCGCGTGATGACCTACGCCGTCGCGGTGAAGTACGGCCGACAGCCGAACGAGAAGGCGATTCCGCTCGACCGACAGAAGCAAATCGCGAGCATGGTCTATGCCAACAAGTACGGCAACGGCAACGCGGCGAGCGGCGACGGCTGGAAATATCGCGGCTCGGGCCTCGTGCAAACGACGTTCAAGGCGAATTTTGCGGACGCCGCGAAAGACATCGGGGTCGACATCGTTGCGAATCCCGACCTCGTGCGCAATGACCCGGCAACGGCCGCGCTCGTCGCCGGCTTCTACTGGATCAATCACGGCTTGAATGCGCTCGCGGACGCGGGCGAATTCGACGCCATCACGAAGCGGATCAATCCCGCGATGGTCGGCGCCGATCAGCGGCGCGCGCGATGGGCGAAGGCGAAAGCCGCGCTCGGCATCTAAACCAGAACGCCCGCCTCGCGCGGGCTTTTTTATGCACGAACACACCCAATCCGAAACGATTCATTTCTCGATCAATTATCCCGATCACGCGCCGCGCACTGAGTCGGCGCTGTTCCGCGCGACCAAGCATCACTTGGTGAAAGTGCTCGATACGCCGTGTTGGGTCTGCGGCACGAAGGAAGGGCGCGAGGTTCATCACTTCAACATCGAGTGGGCCGACAGCGAAGGCGTCGATTGGGAAAAGATGCGCGCGCTGCATCCCGCGTTCGACTGGTCGACCTTCAAAGAGCCGGCTGATTTCGTCGATTCTGAATACAACATGCGCGTTCTCTGCGAGCGCCATCACCGCGGCATCAATCACGGCATTCACATGCTGCCCTATCCGATTTGGATCGCGCAGAAGGTCATGCGCGACGACTTCGTGTTCTCACCTGACGAGGCGAAATGAAACTGCTCCAACTGATTACCGGCGACGACAACGCGACGCTCGAACCCGCTTATCTCTGGTCGGCCGCGGCTGTCGCAATCGGCCTCGGTCTCGAAATCTATTCCGTGATCGCCGGCAAGCCCTTCGATATGCAGGCATACGGCATCGGCGCAGGCGCGCTGCTCACCGGCCTCGGAATGTCCGCCAAGTTCGGCAAGTAATCCCCTCCCCTCTCGCATCAAACGCCCGCCTCGCGCGGGCTTTTTTTCGTCCAAAGGAACCGCATGGCTTCGAATCTGAAATACAGCGCATCGCTCAAAAACGCGCAGCAAGACGCAATCACGACGAAACTCGGCGCGAGTGCCGTGCTGAACATCTACAGCGGCACGCAACCGACCAATCCCGACACCGCCATCGGCGCGCAAGTGCTGCTCGCGTCGCTCACCTGTAACGCGACGTTCGCTGCTGCCGCTGCAAGTGGCGTGCTGACGCTGAACAGCATCGCCAACGGCACCGGCACGGCCGGCGCGGGCGCGGGCACGGTCGCAACGTGGTATCGCCTGACGACCTCGGGCGCGGTCGCTCACGTCGACGGAACGGTCGGCATCTCGGGCGCCGATCTGAACATCAACAACACGAATATTGCGACGGGCCAGGTTGTCAGCGTTACCGGCTTCACGTTGAGCAACGGCAACTGAAGTTAATCGGGGGCGCGCATGGGTAGTCTATCCGGCTCCACTTCGATATTAGCGGGCACTGAGGTATTCAACCTCAGTTCGCCCGTACAAACCGACTGGATCGAGTTTCACACCCAGGCAACCCCGAACCGACTCAGCGGCGGCGGCTCGACAATCGGGCTTCCGACGCTGCTCGGCTCGGGTGTGTCCTGGGGCACGTTCGCATTCGGCATTGGCTACACCTGGACGGGCGGCACACCGCAGGCGAGCGGAACGGCCGTCACCGAAGGCATTTACGTCAACGCGACGACGGCGACGGTCGGGCAAGGCTATCAGTTCACGCTCCCGGCCGACACGACATCGCGAACCGTCACGATCTATTGGGGCGGGAATTCTTGCGCGTCGCAGCTAGTCGCGACGCTCTCGGACGGCAGCGCGACGGCGGTCACGCACACGCCGACCGCAACCGGCGCGGGCAATTCCGGGTATTACTCGACAACGCTCACCTATGCGGCGAACTCGTCGAGCCAAACGCTCACGATCGCCTGTACGGTAAAAACGCTTCAGTCGGGCGGTAACACATGGCTCGGCGCGGCGAAGTACCTGAACGCAGCGTCGTCGTCGACCGGCACGGCGGCATCGACACAAGCGGCCAACACGTCGTCGGCATCAGGTTCGGTGTCTGTTTCCGGCTCCGCTGCATCGACGCAGGCGAAAAATACGGGCGCGGCTTCCGGCTCGGTCGGTGTGTCAGGCTCCGCAAGCTCCGCACAGGCGGCGAACGTCGGCGCGGCATCGGCGGGCGCCGCAATATCCGGCGTCGGCGCGTCCACGCAAGCGAAGAATGCCGGCGCGGCATCGGGAGCGGTGAGCGTATCCGGGAGCGCGGCAAGTGCGCAAGCGGGCAGCACGTCGAGCGCATCGGGCGCGGTGAGCGCATCGGGCGTCGCATCGAGCGCGCAGGCGGCGAACACATCGAGCGCGGCCGGCGCGGTTGCGATCACTGGCGCGGCGAGCGCGACGCAATCACCGGGCACCGGCTCGGGCACCGCATCGAACGGCAGCACGGAATCGATCAACGGCACTGCGATACCAACCAACGCGACGCAGATTATCGACGCGGCGTTGGCGGTATGGACGCTGACAGGCGACGGGCACGCGGCAAAGAACGGCGTCAATCAGTCGACCGGCTCGGCTAGTCCGTACACGCTGCTGCTGTATTGGAACCATGTTGTCTATGGCTACACCGGCACGGAATGGCGCAAAAACACGTCGACGCCTTGGACGGTTACAACCGATCCCCGCCCGGCTGCGGCGGTCGGCACTGGCTCGGCAACGCAGGCGCCAGGCGTCTCGAACGCCATCGGCGGGGTAAGTGTCGGCGGGAGCGCGGCGAGCGCGCAGGCGCCCAATGCGGCGGCGGCAACTGGATCGGCGGCGGTCAGCGGATCAGGCGCGTCGACCCAGGCGCCGAACGTCGGCAACGCTTCCGGCTCGGTGATTTCCGTCATCACCGGCTCCGCGAGCGCAACGCAGGCGCCGAACACATCGGCCGCGCTCGGCGCCGTCTCAATCTCCGGGGTCGCGTCGGCTGTTCAGCGCCCGAACACGTCGACCGCATCGGGCGCCGTCATCGACACGAGCACGCCCGCCCCGATTCGCTTCACGGTTCCCGCCGAGCGGCGCACTTGCGTCGTCGCGCGCGATCCGCGTCGACTGCCGGTTGCTCGCGAGGCGCGCGCCGCGCGCGTGACACCTGAATCTCGTCGCGTTGTCGTTCCGGCCGAAGTGCGCCGGATCACCGTTTGATCACTGAGGAATCACATGGCTTTTCTCGCACCGCTGCCGGCAAAGGCGCCGGCCGCTGTTCTCGACTATCAAGTTGACTGGTCGGCCTGGCTCGCACAAGGCGAAACCATTTCGAGCGCTGTCGTTGCCGGCGACGCCGGAATCACTGTCAATCCATCGGGCAAGGCGACGACCTTCGTGAACGGCGTCGTGACGTTCTGGCTCGGCGGCGGCACGTCGGGCATCACCTACAACGTCACCGTCACCGTCACGACCAACTCGCGCACCGACAGTCGAACGATTCAAGTGCCGGTCGGCCCGCGTCTCATTTTGGGGGTTTCACCATGATCGCAGCGCTCGTGTTGCACTGGCGCGCGGCGCTCGTCGCGCTCGTTGCCGCGGCGCTCTGTGCGCTCGGCTGGCACTTCGGCGCGGCGCAGGTCTCCGCGCAATGGTCCGCTGAAAAGGTCGCGACCGCACAGGCGACGTCGAAAGCGCTCGCCGCGGCGCTCGCCAATCAACAAGCCGCCGAATCGAAGGTCGCGGCTATCGAAACGCAGTTCAATTCAGAGGTATCGCAACATGCGAAAGATGCTCTCGATTATCGCGCTCGCCTGGCTTCCGGCACTGAGCGCGTGTCAGTCCGTGTCACCCGTTGTTCTCCCGCAAGCGAAGGCGCCGGCGCCGCCGTCGGCGCTGATGGTGGCGCCGCCGTCGCTGACCTCGACCCAGCGGTTGCAAGCGGCCTTGCAGAAGTAGCGGGCGACGATCAGGGCGAGATTGACAAGCTGCGCGCGCTGCAATCGTATGTTCGCGCGATGCAGGCGCAGGGGTTCATCGAGCCGTGAAGCGATGCGTATGCGCGTATGGACATATGCGCGCCCCGCCATACGCGCATATGTATTGACGTCCATACACGCTCACGCATCACTTGAAGTTCATGCGCCCCTCGGATACGCTACCCGCAAACACAACCGGGAGAGCGCATGACCATCATCGCAGTAGTGATGCAGAAGGGCGGGGTAGGCAAGACGACGGTTGCCACGAACGCCGCAGGTTCGCTCGCCATGCAGGGCGGCTCGGTGCGCCTGTACGATGCCAACCCGTATCAGAGCAGCGCGTACCAATGGGGGCAGTTACGGCTTGATGCGGGCGTGCCGCAGAACCTTAGCGTCGTGCGCGCCGAACGCAACTACGGGCACGCGGTCATTGCTGATGCGCCGAACTTCGATCACATCGTGATTGACTGCCCGCCAAGTCTCGAGACCGAGAGCGAAGTCGCCGCGGCCGTTGCTGAAGTCATCCTGATTCCGCTTTGCATCGGACAGTTCGACGCGTGGAGTCTTGCGCAGACGGGCCAACTGATTCGCAGGCGGAAAGCGCTGCCGACTCCGGTGCGCGTGATCGCCTTCGTGAATGCCGTGCCGCACTACATCAAATCGGAACTCGAGGAATCGATTGACCTGATTAAAGATATGAGCGACGAATTCGAGTTAGGGCCGACCCTGATCGACCGCGCCGCATATCGGCGAGCGGCGAAACTCGGGCTTTCGGTGATGGAATTGCCGCCCGACTATCGCGACGGGAAAGCGATCGATGAATTCGGTACGCTGATGGCGGGGGTATTCAATGGCTAATCCGCCGCTCAACCGCTCGATGGTCGACGCCTTTGTCAGTGCGCCGCCAGAAGCGCCGAAGCCCGCGAACGTCGCCGTGCGCGACGCCCGGCCCATGTTTCGCGAGCGCGACGCGATGCAGAAAATGTCGGTCAACATGCCGAAAGACCTGTACGAAGAATTGCGCGCGTACATGAAACTGACCGACGTGCCAATGTCCGACGTCCTGGTCGAAGGCGCCCGGCGCGAGCTTGCGCGGCTTCGAAAGCAAGGCGGCAGCGAGTAGCGGCCCTTTTAATAAAGATTTAACCTTGTTTTTGTACTGCTTTCGGCCTCGCAAGTGATTGATTACAAAGGCTAAAAATGGGCTTATTAGAGCACATTGCCCGGTCGAAATAGAGCAAACGCCCGGGCAACTAGAGCAAACACCCGGGTAACTAGAGCAGATACCCGGGTCAATTGGAGCAGATAGCCCGGTAGTTATCCACAGGGAGCACTATTGGTGTGATTGTTCAAGTTTGCACCGGAGCACTCGCCGTGATAGCGTTCATCATGCTCTAGTTACGGGGGTGAATGCTCTAATGGCTGATATGACGGCTGTCGCTCGGCTCGGCGATAAATGGGTCACAACGGCGAACGACCTGACGCGCGCCGCGCATCGGCTGTCGCTCGGCGAGAAGCGGCTGATTGCGGCCTGCATCGCTCAAATCAAATCCGATTCGCCAGTGCCGAACCCGGGTGATCGGGCGCGTATGACATACACCGTCACGGCGGCGGATTACGCCGAGCTTTACGACGTGTCGCGCGATACCGCATACGATCAGATGCGCGCAAATCAAAAGACGCTTTGGGGCCGGGAGATTCAGGCCATCAAGCCGAACGGAAAGGAAGGGCGCAAGGTTAGATGGGTTCAGGAAATCGCCTACAACGACGGCGAGGCGAGCGTGACGCTGATGTGGTCTGAGGCGGTGTGCGCCGCGCTGTACGGCCTGTCGACCGAGTTCACGACCTATAAGCTGAAGCACGCCGCGCGCTTCACGACGAAATACGCTTGGACTCTGTTCGAACTGCTCGCGATGTGGCGCAAGGCGGGCGGCTTCTCGATCGACGTCGATTCGTTTCGCGACAAGATGGAAGTCAGCGCGACCGCCCGGGCGAATTACAAAGAACTGCGCGTGCGGGTCATCGAGCCGTCGCTGCGCGAGATTCGCGAGAAGTGCGGCCTCGTCGTGACCGTCGACGAACGCAAGCGCGGCCGGCGCGTCGCCGAACTGGCGTTCACCTGGGAACCCGATCCGCAAGGCACGCTCGCGTTCTAGCGTTCACTGCTAATCCCTATTAGCAGTGAAGGATTTAATGCCCGAAATCCCGGTTTGCCCGATCGCGTCGCGGGTTATGCCGCAGTTTGTTCGCGCGCGAGCGCCAGCAGTCGCGGATCGGCCTTCGTCATCACGTCGAGCAGCAGGCGCTTCTCTTCGAGATACGTCACCGCGAATTTCGGATCGTGCTTGACGATGCTCGATGTGTTGCTGATCAGGTCGGCGCATTTGATCGTTTGAATCCATGCCGGCGCCGACGCGAGCCGCGCGCGCCCCGCTGCCTTGCGCTCGGCACGGTTGCCGGTCTCAAGGTCGGAGAGCAGCAGCACGCCGCGCGCTATGACGTCGTTAAACTGTTCGCGCAGCGTTTCTGCGGTGATGCCCTGATCCTCGACGCAATCGTGAAGCCATGCGACGGCGACGGCGAAATCACTCATCAATACCGTCGAAACAATGCCGGCGACTTCGCCCAGGTGATCGGCGTAAGGGTTGCCGGTGTACTTGCGGACCTGCGTCTTGTGCGCTTCGCGCGCGAAAACCATTGCTTTGAATGCGATGCTCATGCCGCCTCCGGTTGCAGTTCTAGCGCCGACTCCGGGTAAATCTGAACGCTGCCGTGCTCGGTCGAACTCTCGACCGCGTAGCCGATCGGCGTGAGGTTCGTCGAGTAGAACCCGACAACGCGGCCGTGCCATTGCGAGCCGCGCGTTTTGCGCACCAAGTCGTCGAGCTTGAATTTCAAGCCGCCGAACGCGAAGTCGATCGCGAGTTTATTGACCGCTAACATGCTTTCCCCTGTTGATTGTGATTCGCCCCTCGGTTAAAGAGCAGGACTAGCGCGAGCGCTGCGGTATAACCGAGCGCGTACATCATCGCAAGCCCCGAATTACTTCGGCGCGCTGCTGGAAACTCTCGCGCTGACGCCCCGACAGAACGTTGCCCTGATACTCGCGCGCGACGTATCCCGCGCCGCGCGTTGCCTCTGCTGCGCCCCGCATGCGCTGCAACTGCGAGTCGTATCCGGTCAGGTTGCCC